TGAGCACGGGAACCGATAAACGGCTCTTTGAAGGAGGTGAATATGATGATCGAATATTACAAGAAAGATGTCTGCTTGCAAGCTGTTAAGTTAAACTTCGATGTTTTTAACTATACCGGCTTAAGCGCTTCTCAGTCCTTTGTTATCTTACCCGTTGATATTGATTTAAATACGGGAAAAGTTAAGGATAACATCAAGACTTCGAAAGCAAAATTTGAAGGTTTCAAAGACTGCGACCATTTTTCTGTCGATGCACGACTGACTGAGTATCAGATTCTTGATGATTCTCAGACGGCCTATATCATCGATAATGGTTCCCCCGCAGGGTCATACGGCAATTGGACTGTGCGACCTGGACATATAGCGCTGCCACCTGGTGGTAGCTCATATATCACGGCCTACCGTCCGCCCTTGACCATTCGCTGTGAATGCGATATTATCGAAAATAATATCGTTGTAACGGCTTTTAATACTGTGGATTGGCAGTGGGGTCACTATCTTAGTGACAATGAACCTCATCATTTCTATGTCGGTCACTTCGCAGTTGTACAGGGGCCTAATGGACCAGTATGGCAATGTACACACCATAGTGGCGATATCAAGCCGTCAGAGTACACGTCTGTTAAGACGTTGTATCTAATACCTGACGCACTCGATTACCACGAAGGCTTACGTGCATTACCATCTACGTGCACACTACAGACTAAGGGCTTTAATCGCTCTGAGATCTTGCAGTGGCGCGACCAGATCTATAAGACCTACTTCAGCGGATCACGATCCATGCGTCAGTATTGGAATAAAATGAGTCTTCCCTTGGAAACGTTTGGCGGTTTAACCACCAAAGCTATTCAAGACTGCAGAACGGTGAGAATTAACTTACCGCTCTACTTAAAGGACTTACCAACATCTGGGCAGGACATATTGGATGCCATTAAGGCAATTCAAAAGATCATGAAGCACAAGAATTTTCTTAACCTTAAGGAACAGCGACGGTTACTCAAAGAGTACCAGAAGCAGGTCCGGAAAGCAACAGCTGATAAGCGAAAACTCGCAAATCAGCGGTATTATACGTTGCTTAAACAGTTGCGTAAAGCCGAGAAGGAAGCGAAGCAGATTGCTTCAACTTACTTATCGACGCGATACGGAACACGTTTGACGGTTAGAGATTCTTATGAGTTGATTGAGCAATTACAGGAATACGTAAAGCAAATGTATCCCATGCTCAAAAACTCGTACGCAAAAGTTGCAAAGCGTGCATTCGAAAGTATTGCCGATTCAGACTGTCCACCTAATGTCAAGACTATGTCAATGGCAAGATCTGTACACATTCGTTACAGAGATGTCGACGACAAGATCCTCTCAACATTTAAGAAGATTTATGACCTTGACGTTCTTCCTTCACTTTCGGAAGCTTGGGATTGGATCCCATTTAGTTTCCTCGTGAATTGGTTCGCCCCGGTAGGGGATCTCTTAAATACCGTCGACGCTGCGACTATGGCTCAGTATTTGAACGTACTGGCTGTATCGAGCGGCGAGACGAAAAGTATCGTCTTTAGTATTTTGCAATTCGGGACATTCGTCGCCCGTGACGTACGGGTTACTGAATATACCAGACGAATTACGAGAGAGTTACACCCCGAAGTTCCAAATCTGGGACAGGGGCCAACTTTCCTGAATCACATTCCTGAGTTGACTGCGATTCTCGTGCAGTTGACCTAGCCGTGTTTAAAGCGGCGGAAAGGAGGTCTATTATGACTTCATACACAATCGGTAATTGGACAGTATCAAGCAATTACGCAGATACCCTCACAACTACCAAAAGTATTGTAGTACCGGATTTATCCTATGCGAGCGATTATTCGTTAACGGCTGATGAGCCTGACGATTGCGTCATTAAAAACGTAACGTCGACTAATCTTAACGTTTGCGAAACCTTAAGGTTTGCAAGACAATCCGTCAAGAACATTTACGAACGCACGGGGACTACGGCTACTTCGGCTAAGATTGCAGATCCTTCTGGTGTACAGATTATGTTCGAGCTTAATGAAACTTATAGCGCGAGCAATTCTGTTACCGGTCAGGAGGCGGAAATTCCATGTGTCGGCCGAATCGTTCTTAGATTCGGAACTTCGACAATGGTAACTTCGCGACTGATTGAGGATCTCTTAACCAGAACCATAGCTACGTCTTTCGCAACAGGCAAAACGAATGCCGATCGGGCCATACAATTAGCTCGCGGTATCGTTGTACCGACAGGTCTATAATTCATACCTGGAGGTTGCTAGCGTATGTCTAAACTTTTAGAGTTCCATTCAGAACTTAAAATCGTCGAGCAATACGCACGGCGTGTGACTTGGGTAGCAGACTCACAGCCGATCCGAAACGTTGAGTTACTCATTGAATCGGTGAAGCTGTTGTATGCTCTTGTCATTGATCTAAATACCTCCATAACTATTGAGAAGCTTCGTAGAAGTTTTGGAGCTTGGCTTGCACCAGGCTGCATAATCGACACGAAAGTTCTCGATGCCGAGATTAGCAAAGCGGATGAGTTAATCATTGCTTATCTGCATATGTCGGCAGATTCGTGGAGCTTAGGTGACTTTAAACATCACTTAGGAACTGCTTTTGCGATCAGTATGATCGTGCGCGATGTAATCATAGATTACTTGCGACAGCAGGACCACCACTCTTTCAAGGTATTGCATAATTTTTATTCTTTCTTGAAAAGACTAACCGTCGACGTCGATATATCTTTCGTCGACGAATGGTTGGATCAAGAGGATAAGATGCATGAGTGGCAATATGATGATCGTCTTTTAGACGACCTAAATGCTATCATGCGAGAACAATTTCCTGGAAAGGCACCTGTTGATTTCTTTATGCCAAAGAATGGCCCGGGGGCGACATTCGAAATGCCGCGACCGAATCCATCCTTTGGTACTGTGTCGCAACTGAAGTATCAGCATTTTACCGCTGACTCTATGCTGCGATATGTTATCAACAAGTGTTGTGGACCCATTGAGTCATGGGTTCCGATGCAGACGTTGGCTTCTGGCGTACCTCGAACTAATAGAATAATAGAGGTGCCTAAAGGCCTGTTCAAACGTCGTGTGATATCGGCTGAGCCAGCAAGTCTTGCATATTTTCAGCAGGGCGTTGCCAGCATGATACGCTATGCTATAGACCAGTCTTCTGTATTTTCAAAATACATAGACCTCCGCGATCAATCTAAATCGCAGAAAATGGCACAGTATGGCAGTATCGTTGGTGACCTAGCCACAATCGATTTGAGCATGGCATCGGATAGCGTCACGTGGACGTTGGTCAAACGCGTATTCCGCGGTACATGGTTATTACCATTTCTCGCTGCAACACGGTCTTACCATTCCGTACTTAAACGGAGGGAGCCCGGTACCGGTAATGATGAAACAATATATTATCGGCATGTGGCGAAATTTGCACCAATGGGATCAGCAGTTTGTTTTCCAATTGAAACGCTTGTATTTGCTTCAATTTGTGAGTTATGTCGTAGACGTGCGAAAGCACCTATACGACATGGTAGGCTTGTAGCGATACGAGTCTACGGAGACGATATTATAGTACCGCAAGGTATTTATGATAACGTTGTGGAAATGCTAGATAGTTTGCACTTCCGTGTAAACGAAACCAAGACGTTCAGCGGATATTTTGTTCAAAATTTCCGTGAAAGTTGCGGTGGGGAATATCTAAATGGTATACCCGTCACGCCACTCCGCATTCCTCGATTCTATAAAGGCTTTTATAATGAGGCCTTGAGGAGCTCACCCGAGTGCTGTGCTGCTCAAATCGCTTTCGCTAATCAAGCGTTGCAGCATGGTTGTCGATATGTGCGGCGAGTATTGCTCGACGGACTACGTCAAACCGTAGTACGCGTCCCACGCCATCGGAAGATGAAACGAGGTCAGCGAACTGATATGGTGAGGACCACAATCGGCATCAATGATTTACCTTTCTCTGAAGACGGTTCCTTCGGTCTGGAGACTGAAGAAGTCTTCGGCGAATGGCAATACGACCCAAACTTACAACGGCATTATAAACCCGTTTATATGGTTCGCGGTAAAATCCGCAAGCCACGGGATATCTCAGACGATGTGTTTGAGTATCTCCTTTATTGGGAATCGTTACGCCAAGGAAGGTATCGTCAAATTCGAGACGAACATCATGTTAAAGCTCAAACGGAAACGATATACGATGATACGTTTTCAAACGTTAAGCGGATATCCGACCCTAGTAAGGCTTTACCTCGGGGCGCTTCAGTACTCACCTGGAGCAAGGGGAAGCAGTATGTGGATTAACGTGCTGCTTTGAATAAATCATTATCCAGGGGCATCGTTAGACTATCCTTTGACGTACTTTCATCCT